ACAAAACCCTTTGGCTACGATTTATAACTATTCGCATATTAGTGATTATAGTACTTTATGCACTCAGAATAAAAGTAATGGGCTGCTGGTGCTAAATAACTTAGACAGTTGTTACAAAATTCCTCTTTACCAACCCACTTAAAGCCGGTATGTTCTAGTATTCCTGTATGTGGGTTTTTTGTAACAATTGGTAGTTTATTAGTCGCAGCGCAGTATGTTGTTAGGCGACCATGTACAAAGCTATCAAACATTATTTCATCATCATCTATCATTAGAGAGCACTCTTCAAAACACTCTCTTTTGGCTGCTGCTATTGTACTTTCGCCATCGTCAATTTCACCTTTAGGTATATCAAACTGTCCGTCTTCTCTTACTAGAGCCAATATTAGCGGCTCGCTTAATTCCACTGTGTCTTTTTTAAATACAATAAAACCTGCCCCAACCTTATTCGACCTATCTGTCATAATCGTCCTCTAGCCTAACAACATCGCTTAAATGGTTAGTACTGACCTCAACAATTTTTGCGTATCTTTTTTCTGTAGCACCAAATCTGTGAATTTGACCTACAGCGACGTGTATCGTATCACCTGGGTAATACAATTTCTTATTATCATCCTTGTCATAATTTACCAAAATACCCTCCATAACATAAATAGTCTCTTCTTTTTCTTGATGATACTGCTTAGAGAGTCTATGACCAGGATTTATTACCAGTATTTTTCCAACGTAGTCTTTTGTTTCGGCCCAAATTTCTTCATGTCCCCATGGTTTCTTTACAATTCTACCCATCTGAAGACTCCTCAGCACTTTTTATTAACCAGGATGAGCTTTGTATTTTCCCACCGCCAACATTAAATAGCACTTCACACCCTACTTTTTGACAGATATTCCATTCTGCTACTTCCTCAGGTTTGGCTCTATCTCCGCCTTTCGTAAAAAAGTTAGGCTTAAGTCTCTCCACAGCACCAACAACAGTTTGAGTACCATCATCCCAAATTATAGCAGCGTCAACCCCTCGAATACCAGCGATTATTTCTGCTCTTTCTTCTTGGTTCATAAATGGCTTTCCTTTTTTTCTTCGAAGAAAGCCATCACCATTAACCATGATCACCACATATCCTCCGTCTTCTTCTGCAAGATCGACTGTACCTAATATGCATCTAAGGTGACCGATATGTAATGGGTCAAATCCACCGCTTGTCATGTAGACTGGTGAATCTTTAAACATTTCTTTCTCTTTTAAAAATTGATCTATGTTTTGATAAACTTTCATTTTTTTAATGACTCCTTAAACGTCTGTGGAAACATATTCCTGTTAGAATTGTAGAATCTTTCAAAATCAGAATCTAAGATGTATGTAACAGCTGTATCATCCTTTGATCTAACTGATCTACCAACAGCTTGTAAAATAGTTTTAGCGGTTTGTAACGGATACCACCACTTCCACTTATACATTTTTTTCTTAACAAGTTTATCGCCTAAGTATGGATATGGAACTTTACATATTACTTGAAATCTGCTTAAGTTGCCTTTAAGATCCACACCTTCAGCCATAGAGGGTGATAATAGTACTGATGCCGACTTAGACTTTTTATGCTTTTCTAAAATTATATCTCTATTGCTAGAGTTATGGATTAGTAGTCTAGAGCTTCTTATATTCTTCTTAAGATAATTTGCAACCTTATACGAGTGACAATGGATAATACCTTTTTCGCCTTTATGTTGTGCAAGTATAGCCTTTACAGCTTCAGCCATCCTTGGCAAAGTATCATTGATTGACGATGCATTCATCTTTCCAATACCACTGTACATTATAGGACGGTTCTCTACAGGGAAAGGCGAAGGTAGAGAAATAAAAGCTGCGGATTCTTTAGGGATACCGACACACTCCATAAACGCATCTTTGTCTATAATAGTAGCAGACATCATAATGATTGTATCACCATGATCGTATAGCATTTCATGAGTGTAAGGTGCGATATCGATAGGTTTAAATTGAATCTTTCTGCTACTCTTAGAATAAGAATCCGCAGCTATTTCGCTAAGTACCCAGTTATCTTTGTCATAAAGATCAAGAAACCTTTTTACCTTACATACATGCTTATCAAGCATTTCAAACTTTTTCGCCACAGACGCAAACTCACCCGACTTTATTTTGTCTGCTAGTCCTATGTACTTACCCATCATTTTTTCCAAGTGCTTAAGTTTCGAGGATATTGTCGGGACGTACGTATTACTAATCCAATTGATATACTGAAGTTGGGTAAAGCTTTCAGGCAAAGAAAAGTTTAGGAAAGACTTACAAAATCTTTCGGATATTGTTACCTCAACAAACTTGCTTAATTCGGAATCAACGTTATGGGCCTCATCAATTACTAGTACTTTCCTTGGTAGTATTTTTCCAGAGTATTGTGTCTCAGCTAAAAAGTACGGAAAGTTTGTAACGCCCTCTTTGGATTCTACAAATCTGGTTTTTTCATTTCTATAGACGCAGTTAAAGGTGCAAGACTTCCAGAACCGACCACCTTTTTCTGCTGTCTTTAAAGCCCTTAGACTTTCCCCACATGATGTTTTCTTATTAAAGTTGCATGTATAGTTTGATGAAGACTTAATCGACTTCATTGGCCCTTTAAAGCCCCCAAAGTCTTCTATGTATTGATCTTGAAGGATTTTCTGTGTAGTTAAAAAATGCGCACCAGACTCTTTTTCCGAGGCACCAGACAAGTCTTTATAAAGACATCTTGCAACTGTCAAGCCAATAGCAGATTTACCAACGCCAGTACCGGCCTCGATAATTATGAACTTTTTACCTTCTTTCCTTACAGCGTTAAGTGCGAAATCAATAGCCATTTGCTGCTGTTCTCTTACACTGCTATAGGGAAAATACTTCTTAACTTCTTGATTCATACGCAACTCCTGATAATGATAATTGTAACAAGGAGCAGCTATATGTTCAGGTCTGTAAATCCTCTATAAAGCCATTGATTAGATTAATCGTTTCGCTAGTGTCATGAATATGAAAAGCTTTACCTTCGCTTTTTAAAGCCTCGTAAATATGCCAGTCATTTCCACCCTTTTCACAACGATCACCGGTAAAATATACGTCTGCTCCTGGATAGTGTTTTAAGCCATACGTCTTGTCCCACCCCTTTGGATATATGTCCAAGCTTGTTGATCCTCCCAGGGCGGCCGTAAGGTTACCTCCCAGCCCTTCTATCTCAGTGGATAGCAGTGAAGCGTAAAGATTTCTGATTTTGCTTTTATTATCTGCGTCAATCCATGCTTCTCTTTGAGCGGTATCTGCGTCTCTACCAATAGGGCACCAGTTCAGTAAGGATCCTCTGTATTGTAAAAACGTGCCTGTATAAGGTAGCATCTTAAAGTCATTCATGATCTTTACTTGCCATTCGACGCATAATCTAACAACTTCGTTATATTTTTTTCTGCCGATCTCATTGAGCATATCAGCTTCAGACACAAGATCAAATCCCTTACCTTGTTTATAGTCTTTCTTATGGACATATTTTTTTGTGCCATTGCATGGAAGCAAGTCTATTTTATCTAAAGGAATACCCTCTGTGTCGAACAGCGCCCCTAATTGCTCCATTATATAATCGTAGTCTGATCCTGTTATAACACCAATACGAGCATGCTTGCTAAGCTCCTTGAGGGCTTTTATCATATTGGGTTCTATACATTTTCTAGCGGGAGTTAACGTTCCGTCCATATCAAACAGGAAGACTTTTTCTTTTGTTGTCATTGAATATACTCTCATCTTTCATATTTAAAGTTTAAAGGGGGAATAAAATGCCAAGCACTAGAAACATAGTATCTTCTATCTTCTTTAGCCTTGTTGTTCTGCTTCTTACCCTTACAGGATGCCTTAATCTTAAGATACCAAGTAAGATAATAAGAACATCGAACAACACTGTAATAAAAAAAGCAAACACTCTTTTTCCAATCAGATCATTCGTTATAATAAATCAACAGTTCATATTTCATTCAAACGTTTGTGTAGAAGGTGACTGCAGCAAAAGAGTAGTAGGATCTAACGGATCAACAGGATCAGGATTTGTTGTTAAAAGTGGTAAAGACCTATCATATATTATAACAGCAGGTCATGTTTGTGCACCAAATCCGGAAGCCTTTCTATCTACGGTTACGAATGTTGATGTATCTTACAGAACAGACTTAACCTCTGGTTTTGGAAGAACTTCGACAGCTGAGATTATAGCTGTAGACAGCAATAATGATATATGCTTGCTTAAATCAACAAAGAATATGGGCCCAGCACTAAAGATAAGTAACAGTGACGTCTTGCTACATGAAGAAGTATATAATATGGCTAGTCCTGCTGGTTTAGCAAGCCCTCTAGCCGTGCCTGTATTTAAAGGATATTATGTTGGTGATGTGGCAACACTTAGCATATTCTCAATACCTGCAGTCCCGGGGTCCAGTGGGTCCCCAATAATGACTAAAAATAATGAGGTTGTGTCTATAGTATCTGCAGCTGCTGTAAGATTCGATGAATATGCCATAGGTCCGCAAACAAAGGCTCTTAGAGAATTTTTACTAGCCAACCTACCTGAAGATTAATCTGCTGATAATCGCTTCTTGCATTTTAGCATCTAAAATAGTCGTTAACTTATTTGTAAGATTTATAGCAAATAAATTCGCTTCCTGTTCTGTTGCAAATTGCTTAAGTCCAGAGTTATATCCGAGAACGCTACACTGGATGGTCGCAGCAGTTTGCCCATCTGCTGTTGGGTATAATTCAACAGATATACGAGGATCATTAAAATGACTTATTGGATCGTTGTTAACTGTTCTTAGATTTGTGCTGCTCATAAAGTTAACTATTCACTATCATATACATCATATACATGATTACGAATTATTTGATCAGAATCTGAACTGGCATAAAGAGTACAGCTTTTAGAAACTTTATTTATTTCTACAACATCAAAGATAAATTCTTCAGATTCTCTATAATCATTTTTTTGAATATTTTTTTCTTTTAAAAAATTGATCTTTACAGCATTCGCCGCTTCCATCGAATCAAAGACACCTAATATTCTACTACCGTCCCATCCTTTGATTGTTAATATAACGCAATTGCTCATTTATGCCTCATTACTTTCACCATACATATCACACCACTCAACGATGGCTGACTCTATGGATAGTATTTCTTTTTTTATTGTAAAGTCAGTCTTATTAGGTTCGCTAAAATCTTCAGTTATGTCCCGTAAGCCTTCTAAAAACTTAAGTCTTGCTACGAGATCTTGAAAATGTTGCGCTGCAGCCAGTCCTGATATCAATTTTGCAGAGTTATAGTGCGCTTGCTCAAATGGAGTTAGCCTAATCTCTTCTTTATGCTCTATGCTTCCTGACAATTTCTGCAAGATTGCTCCTGGATTAATAAGCAAATAATAACAAAAACCGTATGCTTGTTCTGATTTACTTTAGACGCTGACGTAGTAGATAAGCGTAGTTTTCATGAGTGTCGACAAGCCCAGCTAGCATATTGTCCATCCCGTAGGTTAGCACATCAAGACCTTCTAGCGTTTTAGCAGTTCCTTCACCAATACTAACAAGGTGTTTTGTATACTCTAGAGCTAGCGCCGCGATGCGCTCGGATGTTTGATCTGAAGGTGACTCCCAATCCTCGAGTATGATCATGGCATCTGATGTAATCTTCATTGGACATGCGATCGCTTCATCTTGATAAACGCCCACTCCTTTTTCGATTACTCCATCTATGACATCTTGTACTTCGTTGTAAATCTTTCCATAGATAACAACGTGGTCACCAGCAAATGATGGTCCCTTTACAACGTTATGAGCGCCATGCATCCATAAGTGATAAGCTCTTAAAAATCCAATATACGCAGATAAAATCTCTGAAGGTGACGGACCCATAAGATCTTCTAGTACATTAATATCTACTACAGCACCTGGCATTTCTTCAATTGGTGAACCGCAAGACCCGCAGCATTCTTTTAACTTCACGTGTCACTCTCCTGTTCCATACGTTTCATCTTATAGTCAAGGTAATGATATACCTTCCCGATGTTCTCAGCAGCCACTGCGACCTTTGATTGCACCCATTCTGGTAGGTCATCATCATCCATAAGCTGATCGTGCAAAGACTGTGAGTATCTAGCGAGTTTATCTAACTGAGACTTCGTCATGCGACCTTCACCTTCGCCATATCCAAGATCCCTACCATGATCGTCATGATGATCATCAACAGGTAAGATTTCTTCAATAACATCTTCTAAAGACAGCTGTTCTTTAATAATGCTTCTAAGTTGTGTTCTAGTGATTTTCATTACACATCCCCTAATATGGTATTTATGATATCTTCCACAGCTGTTCTTATTCTTTTATCGTCACCAAAATCACTGGGGTCTAAACTGTTGGTTAATCTATACTTGTCAACAAATCCTACGATAGCCTGCATAATGGCACGCTCTTCCGCAGCTAAGGCTGGGTTTCCGGACGACCTCTCATTAAGGCGTGCTTGTTTGGTTATTGCCCTTTTAATTCTTGACTCCAGCTGGGTAGTGTCAATAAAGTCTCCATCAGCATGGCGCTTTACCCCTGTGACATCGCTAACTACATCTTCAAGATCTTCATCAGGTAAACTAACATCTTCATCTTCAAGATCTTCAAGCGCATCCTCGATAGGTTCAAGCCCAGCGGCGCCACCTTCGTCACTGAGCACTTTCATTACAACATCCTCAATCGTATCGTCTGTGACTGTTGCGATTTGCTCTGCTATGATTCTTCGTAGTTGTTTTCTTGTAATCTTCATTTGCTATTTCTATCCTGCTGTCGTAGCGTATACACTATATACGTCATATTGATCTACATTATCCCTCGCTTTAGCGAACGTAATGTTTTTTTGCATCATGTTTTTATCCAAAGCGCGTTGAATTTCTGGATCATTATCATCTAGCTTAGTAACTTCCCTAAAATCATCTTGCTTTGTTTCTGGCTCTTCACCTTTTAGTACAAATTCAAGCCATGCTCTGTCTCGAGATATGATCTTTCGACCGCCGTAACCTGTCATTCTATACATAGACTTCCAAGTCTTTAAAAGGCCTTGATCATTTACTTTACGGCTGCTGGTGGCTGGTAAAGCTTCTTTGATAATTCGTCTCAATTGTTTCTTTGTAATTCTCATAGCGTAACCTTAGTCGTACATTGATGGAGTACGCTGGACAGGAGGGCTTTTCTTTCTTAGTTTTGCTTTTCCAGCAGAAAGAATTTCTTCGATATCCGTAATAGATAGACCAGCACGTTTTATTTGATCTGCTGTGATGTTTGCGTAATCGACCCCACCAACGCTAGGGTCGCTATAATCAATATCAATCCGTACAGGAACGCCACCCGTCTTTCTAATTTGGTAAGTTATATTCTTAATGTCATCAAAGTCTATATAGTCCATCGTAAGAGAGTTACCAATGACTTCTCTTTCCTTGACACCCGGATCAGACTTGTGTTTGCTATCAGAAGCAGCACCTTGGCTATCTAGCCAGGCTGTTTCCAGATCTTTAATAAACTTATAGACTTTATCGGCATTCCAATTATCAGGGACTACAGAGTCTTTTGTAAAGCGGTCTTCACCACCGCCGACGTACTTGACCAATCCCTTCATTTCGTCCAAGTCCAGATCTAGATTTTCATGATTGACGCTGCTATCAGAAAGAGCACCTTTGATATCATTTGTCAAAGCGTAGTTAGCAATCCGGTTCATCGTTTCAAAGTTTTCAAATCGACTGACAATAATTGGAAGCATCTCTTTGCTTTCGGTAAAAAGAGCTTCTTTAAGGATTGATCTGATATGACTTCTTGTAATTTTCATTTTAGTGATACGCTCCTGTACGACGTGCATTGTGACCATTCATCTCTGCCCATAGCTCGACATAATATCCAGCGATCCCATTACGAACCAAGTGCCACGCTTCACCGCCAAAGTCTTCGATATTAAATTGAAATGGACCTTCGCCATCGTCAAAGTCTATGGTTTGACCCTCAAGACTTTCGATCATTTCCTCGAAAGTGGTTGGGACCCCATTAATTTCTACTGTTGGACCACCATCAAATTCATCTTCTAAAACATTATAGGTAAAGGATCCTTCCGTTAAGAGAGCTTCTTTAAGGATTGATCTAATATGATGTCTTGTGATCTTCACTAGTCTAACCTTATATCAATAATTTGTGGCATTGCCTTCTTTACAGCACGAAGTCCTTCGGGATACATACCACCAGGAACAGCTGTTATTGTCTCTAAAGCGCGACCTTCAGGGCTAAGAAGAACAATAACACCATCCATCATGCCGTCGTTATCTGCATTTCCGTATTCATCGTATGATTGTTCAAAAGCGTCGAATCCCATGACAAAGTTATCAGAGTCTGGATCATATCCAAGATATGATTCTTGACCATCTTCGTATCCTTCTCGGGAAATCCAATCCTCAGCATCATGAACACCGCGGCCAGGTAACTCATAAAAGGTTCTAAAAACGTTTTGACCGTTGTGATTAACACCATCTGGCCACGCAGCGGAAACCGCGGCTTTATCTGGGGATTGCATAAGCTCCACAGCCATACCAGATCCGGCTTGCTCATTTAAGCTTTCTTTAATAATGCTTCGAAGTTGCGCTCTAGTAATTTTCATTGATTAACCCTTTGCCAAAAAATCAGCTAAATACCTTTGTTGTTCGTCACTAAGCTCAAGCATGGCGGAAGAGCCAGAATCTTCAATTGGAGCAAATTCGTCAAAAGGTGCAAAATTAGTAATGACGTCTAACTCATCCGAAGTTAATTCTTCTAAAGATAAAGGAGTGTATTGTTCAAACTCTTCTGCTTTTTCGTAGAACTTGTCTATGATATTCTCAATAACGTTTGCAAGGTCTTGATCATTTACTTCTTTAATGATCTTTCTGAGCTGTCGTCTTGTGATCTTCATAATTCGCTTTCCAGTTCATCTGCCATTTCGCGGAGAGCCTGGACAGCGTATGCAATCTCTTCCGGTGGGACCGGTCCGCCCATGTTAACAGAGAAAAGACTCTCTGCAATGGCGTCATAGTATTCATCTGATTTAGCAAGGTCAGCTTCTTTAAGTGTACCGTCCTTCTCTGCTGCGTCAATAATACCTTTTTGTAGACTATCTGGAAGCTTTGTTTGGTCACCCTTAAGCGCTGGATCAGCATTATACTTTACAGTCGCTTTGTTACCGTCTTTTTTCTCGCTTATTCTTCGTCGAATTTCCTTGACAATAATATCAAGTACTTCGGGTTTAGAAACGTTTTCTTCACCGGTAAGAACCTTAACGTAATCAACCGCCTGAACAAGGTCATCACCACCAGCCCATGCATCCTCAACTGCCTCAACATCTTCTGGTCGATCAGGAAGATCAGACGCTTCTAATTCTTCCTTAATAATATTAGCAAGTTGTTGTCTTGTAATTTTCATCTTGTTTTCCTGTCATAATCGCTTGATAATAGCGGAGTGATCTGCCACCGCCGCGGTTTGGAAGAAGTATATAAAATAGAATCTTCTAAGAAGAATATACCTGTAGAAATGTTTTCCATACCATCGACCTTTTTCTTAATAGAGTAGAGGCGCTTAGCCATGTCGTGTGCAGTATCCCAGGAGCTTGATATCCCAACTACTCGCTCCTTTGTAGAACTAGCGTTTTGATACCACACAGCGTACATATTAGTCTTTTAACAGACCAGCTAATTTTTTCCATCTTTGAAGTTGTGCACCCTCACTTAATTGATCCTCAGCTTCCTCAGAATCGACTTGTGCTTCGTGTTCATCAGACGCTATTTCACCTGCATCTGTTGAATCTTCATTAAGAGCTTCAGTTATCAATGTACGTAATTGTTCTAAAGTAAGCTTCTTAGTTTCCATTTGGGCTTCCTCCTTGTTTCTCTAAATATACACCATGAGGTATAACTTGCTTATCATGCTTCACATGATATTTTTTAACATACCAGAATGTGCAAAGCGATATTATAATAGACACTATTGCTAAGTTCTTATCAATTTTGCTTATGTCAGATTTTAGTTTATCAAAAATGCCCGGCCGTCCCCACATAACCCCCTTAAATATAATACATCCGCATCATTCATAAACAAAGGCGCCGCCGGAGAATCAAGTGGGTTTTTTCTTTAACGGCGCATCGCGCCGGACACACGCGGTTTTCAAGCCAATAAACGCGGCACGCGTTTTCGGCACACAGAGATTTGCGGTGTTGGGTGCACCCTCGCGCCGAAGGCGTGCCTTCTCACTCGGTTGACACGCCAGTACAACCACATAAACTCTTATCAGCCCTATATTTAATAATAGCGTAAGAACAACCAGCCAAAGGATCTAATATGTCTCAAGAAATGGCATTCTACTTTTTGGCGCTCGTATTAGTTGGTACTCTAGTGTTTGTAGTACAAGGAGTACTCAGTCTAAACAGGCGTGTTAATGACCGAATCACGGAAGTCCGAAATCAGCTTCTTAGCTTGATCTATAATATACCCGATCAAAAGGGGAAAAAAGCAGATCCAAGTCACCTTACAGGAGAAGTTGAAATGATTCACCCGAAAACAGGCGAAAAGCTAAGAGCTCGGGCTCGATTCACGATAAAGAAGTAATCACAGTCCGGACGACAGACGGCCCAAGAGCCGAGAGCCTTGTATATCCTCGTATCATCGAGTCCGATGACACCAGCGCCCAACTCCGGGCCCGATAAGCGGCTAATCAAGTGGCCGGCCAGTATCAACGACAGAGCAGCCGTTCATTTCTTTACGACTTAAACTACAGATGGTACTTGAACCGGCCCATAATACTTGATATACGCTGCTACTCGGCTGATCCAAGCGACCGCAAGGATAGATGATGTGTCCCGTAACAAGTCCGACTCCGTGTATAGGGTGTTCTACAAGCTGACCGATCAGACGTCGGCTTGTTGTTGCGGGTAGATGTCGATGAACACTTTCCTTCGCCATAATGGTAACTATACTTATTCATCTGCATATACCTGATAGGCGAGTTGTGTGTTGACGAGTGTGACTGCCCCGTACCTATGTGATTCGCGATACTCGGGGTATGCTGAATTATTCGATAGTCCGGCGCTCGATTTACTCACTTGTTACAGAACCACTAGTGAATGGGATCGTACCACATGTTGCTCGAGTGTCAGACGGACTCTGTGCATCTAGTACTATCCGATTAAGCGTGTCCTCTATACTTTGCATACCTTTGAGAGTGTAAAGCATCCTGCTAGCTGTATGGATCCGTTGAGCATGTCTGAACACATCACTATTAATACTGTAGTTACCGAGTACGCCCTCTGCTTTCATCTTAGACTTGAGTCTGTCTAGCTCTTTCTGTAATGCTTCGACACCGATCTGAAGACTGTCATATTCCGCGGCTCGTCTGTCCCATATAATCGTGCTAGTTGTCATATTACTCTACCTTGACTAGATTAGTCTTTAATGCTGCGCATGCGCGCTCTTTTAATCCGGCTTCGTCAATCCATTGGATCTTGCATGCGTTATAGTTCTTTGCTAAGCCGGTAAGGATGGCTAGCCGTCCTGAGTCTTTACAGTGCTCCTTGAGTGTTACCATATCTCCTATTTTGAAATCATCACTTGACATAACCGTATCCCTCTATCGTAAGCATCCATCCGCCACATGGGGTCTTGCTCCATAGGCGGTGAGCGTAACGTGTGTCGCCTCTGTATATTGGATCTGTGAAGTAACGGCAATACTGTCCCGGACCCCACTCACGGCTCTTTTGCTCGCAAAGGTGCTGAGTGATCTGTTTATACCGCGCTCCTGGATTACCAAACAAGTAGTTGGCGATGATGTTTAGATTATTGAGTTTCGTTTTCAAAATATCTCCGAGATTTTTTTTCACTTTTAGGCGGTTTGGTTTTGAAATCTTCTCCGAAAAAAAAATTTAGGAGCTAAGGCATCGAGCCCTCCGAAAGGTCCCACAGAGTATGTTTTTAGGCCCTCCGCCAGGGGCTAAAAGGGGCCACTTTTTAAGCCCCCCAAATAGGCCCCTAAATAGCCTAAATCATTGGCTTTTCTAAGGCCCCTAACACAGATTCCACAGGGCCAGTAACAGGCCTACTACTTTTTCCTCACGTAAATCCGACGGGGCGCAAACGCTTTTTTGACCCGGTTGACTACTCCAGCATCCGCTATATACCCCGACACACATGCCTTGGGTAGCAGCTCTTGGTATAGAGCAAGTAACTCAAGCTCACTCCAGTCTCCAGTCATTAACTCTAGATCGGGTGGTGCTTGCCATGATGGGAGCTGTTCTTCGCTTAGCATGATAATGTAGTTCATACAGTTGTTGATGTGCCATATAATATTATCTGTATCGTTATCGTAGCATGACATCTTATACCAGTCACCCTTATAGAGCAACGCTGTAAAATCTACTTTTTCTCTATCTATACTCTTAGCTTTATTCACGCGCATCCCTTACTGTAGTTCGAATGTACCGACTAGTTCAGGTAGCTCTCCTGCTACCATACCGCCGTGACTATCAATACATAGGCGAATTTTATCAGCTGGTACCCAACCGTATACCGTCTCTGTTGGTCGGCTTGGATCTTCTGCATACTCATTCAACCAATAGTCATACTTTGATGGCATACCGACCTCGACTTCTGACCAGGGTCCTGCATTATTACGTGGTGTGCAATAGTTTCCTTCACTAGCCTGTACTGACATTGTGAACCCATCCTTACATACTACTAGATTAAATTGCTTTCTTGCTGTCATTTTACTGTCCTTTGTTCTGTTAACGGTACTCTAAGTGGTTGATTTTATTGGCTTTTTTCTTATGCCACCGATTCCATAGCCTTAGGCCACTTCATCTGAACGACAATATCCTTCTTGTAGTTGAGCATCCAGTCTTGGATTGCACCTTCTGGCGTAACAACCCATGCTCGGGGAATACGACTTGGACCAGGATCTGGTGCGTAGCCATCGGTAAGGATGATATAGCCGTCAAAGCTCTTACGATTCTTGACTGCATGCTTAGTTGGAGCCTTAAAACACGTTCCACCAGCTCGAGTACGGCCAGCTGCAGGGTTCTTTGACCGCTTCCAAACTGCTTTACTCTTCTCATCTACCTCTGTATCGAAGTGATAGCACGTAAACTCGGTGTTTTTAGCTAGATTTTTAAGCTCTCCGAAGCACAATGCCAACTCTCGGTCACTTACCGACCCACTCTGGTCAATATAAGTTGCGACTGAAGAGGTATATCCACGCTTTGCACCAGGAACAAGCCGTCCAAGAGTGCTATGGATACGACTATAAGAGGTTGTACGGTGAGCACGTCGGCTATATCCGCAAAATCTATCAATAATCTTCTGCCACGGAACCTCTGCAACCAACGCTGCCTTGATTTGTCGCCGCAATTCAGCAGGAACGCTACCCCAAGAACCCTTGGAATCACACTCTTTAGCCGCTTCACCTGCCGCTTGCTTTACTTTTGCCTTGATATACTCACGATCTTCCTCTGACATTTCGTCCCAGCCATCATGATCGTCCAAAGTACCCGGCATTGTAGGCAATGGATTACCATCTGCATCACAGATTTCGCCATTTGGGCCCATTGTAACGTCTCCGTCACGTAAAGCGTCGGCCAAACTCTTACCATTTTCACCACTTTTTGGGTTTTCAATGGCATCTTTAACCTCGTCGTCCTCCATCAGACGTGCGAAATACCATTCTGCGGCCATTCCCTTAGGAAAACTACCGATTTTTTGGCTTACAGCCTCATATTGTTTGACTGCAGCTTCACCCATTTTCTCTTTTGACTCTTCAGATAGCGGCTTGAAGGCCTTTCCAGGGAACAATCCGAACTCTGGGAGCTCATCCATGAGGTGAGAGTTGATAGCAAGGTCAGTTGCGTAGTTCCAAACCTTATGTGGTTCGTACTTTCTAGTGGTAGTATGCTCAAAGATGAGGTGGAGCATCTCGTGTTTAAGGACTCCGCGTACCTGTTTACCCGGAAGAGCGGCCATAAACCGGTCATTCCAGTACATTTTAAGGTCTCCGTCCTTAGCAATAACGCCTGCAGTAGGGATTTGCTGGGTTCGGACCTTACTAAGCACTCGCAGAACCTTAGCGTAGAAGGGTTCTTCCAACATCATGCCGACCAAATGGGGCTGAAGATTGAATGCTTTACCTTCTGCCTCAGTGGCGTGCTTGAAGGGTGCGTCTGTTGCGGTGGTTTTATCAGCCATTTTTACTCCGAATGCTAAGGGGGAAACCATTTCCCCACCTCTTTATAGTAATATTATACCATATTCTGAGGCTTTCTTGCACGATTATCAGAATAAGTTAGCTCTTTTTTTCTTTTTCTTCTACTTCTGGCGGTCGTAAAGTATCCATTACTGCAGTAACACGGGCATGAAGGGTCTCAAGTCGGTCCTTATAGTCTTGTTGGACCCACCCATCATTACGAAAATTGACTGCTTCTGAGTGCCACTCTTGAATCTGTCTAATGATTTCAGTCAGGTCTTTGTTACGGTCATTCATACATCCTCACAGGGTTATTAGATTTAGTATAAAAAAAAGGGGAGCCAGGTTAACCCAAAACCTTAGCTCCCCTTTAGGGTTCCTCCCCTTCGAGACTACTTGTTGGTAGTTGCTCGAGCGGCGTTAACCAACTCTACAACCTTCATTCCGATCTGCTGGTTGAGGGGGAGGAGGTTCTTCATGTTACCAGCCTTTTGAACTCCGGTAAACACCTGAATAAGGAACTCACCACCAACATCTTCAGCGAACTTAGCAATCCGCTTGACCTGTGCCGGCTTCCAGTTGTTCTCCTTACCGTGATTAGCAATCTTCTCTACCAAGCTGGCGAGTTGACTAGCAGGAGCATCTTTAACATCCTTGGCCTTAACCTTGCCATCAAGGATATCTTCTGCAGTGATCTGCAACTCGTAGTTCTTAACGTAGTCGCGGAATGCAATTGCAGCCTCAACACCGATGAATCCAGTAAGGACACTGTAGAAGTGACCGGGGACATCATTACCAGCCAACTCTGCAGGTGCCATATTCATATGTACCAAGGAGTCACTGAGACGGTGCCAAGATGCCGGAGTAGGAACAACGGTACCAGGCTCAACGCTAGCAGGGTCAACACGCCAGTGAGCTGGCTCTTGCTTGATGAACTCAATAAGGATATTATCCAAACCAAACTCCTCAGCCCAATCGGTCCAGTCAGCCACAGTAGGCTCTACATCACAAACCCAAAAACGACGTAGAAGAGCTGGATCCATCTCGTTGACATCATATTCATTACCTGCGTTGATAGCAGCGATAACCCGCGTTTCAGGGTGGAGTCGGTAAGGGATACCGTCCTCGTCATTACCAAGCTCACGGTCCAGAACGATCTGGAAGAAAGCTTGCATAACGGTAGGCATTGAGCGGTTAAGCTCGTCCAGCATGATAACGCAAGGGCGTTCACAAGCAGTCTTGAACCAGCTTGGAACTACGAAGGTAGCAACCTTCTTTTCATCTACGGCCTTCATATCGGGAAGACCACCGACCTTAGCTTCATCCATCGTAGAACCACGAACGTCGATAAACGGAATACCGAGGTCCTTAGCGATCGCCTTAGCGACATGAGACTTACCGACGCCGGTAGGACCACGCATAAGCGCAGCAATCTCAGGAGGAAGATTAGGGATAATAGCTTTGAGAGTTGCGATGTTCATAATGAACTCCTTTTTGGGTTTTTAAAGGGAGGAACCATTTCCTCATTCCTTATATTACTATTATACTCTATTTCTAAGTATTTTTGCACGAGTTTCAAAACTATTATGCACTTTTTTGTGCTTTTTTTTCTGCCCTTCGAGCAACCCTTTCATGGTATCGTTCGCTCAACTTTTTACGGATTAGACGTTCGATGACGTGCTTGCTTCGACCCTGCATCCACAGATCCATTACATAGTCACGCATCTCTTCCGTATAGTGGTCGTTGATGGTACGCAAGTTGTTGTTATTATTAGCCTTTTTCATATCTCTCACCTAGCTCTCTTTTTTTATAGACGGTGATTAATTGCCAGCCTGCCCTATGCAGCGCTGAGCATTCCCATAGGAACGTCCCAAGAGACACCCCCAACTCGAACAAGTGCTTTCTTAGTTTTTATCTTAGTGATCTCCCCAATAACTCGAGTACCCTCGTTGTTGATAAACGACACCTCGTCGCCAACTCTCAGACTTCTTTTATTTTCGCTAAATGCCCGTTCACGGCGCACTCTACGCTCTTCCTGAATTAACTTCTGCGCTTCAAGCAACTCATCATCTGACATTGTAAGCCGCGCGGTAGTGATTACTTCCAAAAAACCATTCTTATTCATTATAACTTACCTAACTTGTTTTTACAAGAATCCTCTAAGTGGTTGATTTGATTAGCTTTTTTCAGAAACGTCGAATCCCTGCTGGACACAACTGTTGATCGTGAACGTATCGACCATTGACATAATGTCATTAGTAGCTGCAATTTGCTGTTGAAGCTTCTCGATCTTTTCTCGACGACGAGAATTGTCAATCTCTAGCTGATTAACAAAGTCTTGGTTGTCTTTCATGATTTCATGTGCGCCATGACTTGGACCTGCAAAGTCAAAGCTCATTCGCAATTGCGAGTCGTCGCTGTAGTAGCCTGAACTTACCGCACCGCTTGGGATACCAGCCAAGAAAGCTGAACTCAACAGCAATTCAAATTGTTGCTTAGCATGTTCTTCACTATCGCCAAAGAGAGTCATGTGAGCGTTGATGCCGCCAACTCGCAGTCGGTAAAGATTCGCACTACTAGCGTTCTCAACTGCTCGACGAACTGCGCGAAGGCGAGACTCAAGACGACGAATACGACGTGTGATCTGAGGACCGGTCTTAAACAGGTGCCGAGTAGTACCTCGAACGCGTTCACCGTCATTGTTATACACATATTCGAATCGACCCATACCGGCGCCTTCAACATTTGTAGTGAGCCGCTCCATATCACTGGTATAGAAAGCGCCCTTACTCAATTCGTAGAGCTCGAACATATCGTAACCCAGCTCGCCGCCAATCAGCTTTTCGCTAGAGGGCTCTTCCCATTGAGGATTATTGTAATCCCGCTTCCGCAGTTTTGCCATTGGACCGCGTGGGAATCGTTCGCTCAAGTCGAAGATCATCGCCGTTCGTGGGTTTTCTTGTTGTAGTGCTTTAAATGATGATAACTTCATGTGCTCTCCTAGCTGGCGTTTTGAGAGGGAAGAACCATTCCACCAACTCTCTATAATAATATTATACCATAAGAGCGTACGTGTTTGCACGATTATCACGAGTTATTCAAAAAAATAGATTTTTCTTTGGCAGGAACACGTGTTCTAGAAGAAGAAAAAAAAGTGGGCGCCCTTGCGGACGCCCACCGGGATCACAACCCTACCTAGTCGCCTAGATCTCTGACTGCTGGTCGTCCACCAACGTTGAGTTCAAGAAGCTTTGGAATGCACGAGCTTCCTTCACCGTCATTGAGAGCTGCGTAGTTGGAGTGCTGTAGAAACTGTTCTCGTCCGTACGAGTTGAGATAGTTACCACGTTACTGCCCGCTTGCTTGCTCGTAGTGTTGCGCTCGACCCCGAAGGTAAATCGCGCGGTGTTCTTGTACTTTGAATAATTGCTATCGTTGATCATGCATTTTCTCCTATTTGATTTGCATTCTGTCCAAATTGTGTGGAGTACCATTTCCCCACCAACATATAGATTATATCCCCGGATGGCCGAGTGTTCACGGGTTATACGAATGTTTTTAAATCTTTTTTTGCTTCCGCCCCCGGGGCGCCGAGACTCGGGGTGCGCTCTCGTGGAAAGTGCCGCGACCGAAACATGAGTGGTTACAACTCCGTTACATCTAAATGTTACAACTCGTGATTATTTTCAAAAGCGCGTGTACATTTTCCGAAGATTGTACAGAAGAAACATAAAAAAAATGTGTAACATTTGTAACATTTTAAAGTAACGGTGTACATCCACTCGTATATGTACTAAGCCGAGAGCAGAAAATTCACTATAGAAATTACTCCACGTGGAATGCGACCAGATGGAATAGCCGAGAAACTGCCCCCTACGAGCATAGACACATGGTCAAATAACCACCTGTCACGACCCAAGAGGGATAGTGGAGTGTAAGCTGGTGTAAAGCGGTGTTAGTGAGTGTTTCTGAGTGTTAAAGAGTGTAAAGAGAGCTGAGATAGAGAGAGCAGAGCGGGCTGAAATATAGACTCCTTCTTATGGAGTAATAGCGTGATCGTGGGTGGGTGTCGTAGTACCTGCTCTTATAGTAGATGCGCTCTCTCTTCCTTATGGCGCTCTTACTCTTCCTTTAGATATTTCTGTTTTTAGCCGCGCCGTTTTTCACTTTTGGGTAGGGACAATGCCGACAATCACCGCGACAACAGAACCCACGCTCTTTTAGAAAATGCGACGTCAAGACCAGCCGTCCGGTGGAAGGATCAATGTAGGTATCCTCACCGCGGTCGCATGCTTCTTGATGAAGTCTCTCTAACTCCAATTTCAGCTTAGTTCTTTCACGATACAATTGGGGAGCTTTCTAGTGAATGCCGGATGACGCTTCTTACCTTTGAACATTGCTTTGAAATCATCAAATCCTAAGAGTTGAGTTTGCATCCAGTTTCCAGTTGTATCCCATTCAGATGTAGACCCTTCTACAACTTCGTAACAATGCTTTACACTTACTAGCTTTTCATTGGCATCGTCTAGCTCAATCAGCTCTTGGCTCTCAATGTAGATGCTCGTAATACTTCGGCCGATCTTCTTGTAGTGGGAAAAAACATCTAGACTGGCAAGAGATGTTACCCGCGTCTCTGAAGACTTCTGCATAAAATTGTCAGTTCTGTTGTAGGTGCGAACTAGAGCTCCGGGGTTGATACCCTTCTTCAGGAGAGTGTTGATGTACTTCCTTCTTGCTTGGATACTTACCTTCTCGTAAGTCTTAAAGTCTTTTTCAAAATTATCACACTTTGAGCGAGTGTGTTCGTTACTACCGCAGTAAGTGCATGGCATTATCTTAACCCCTGTCGTCGTTGGTGCTTTTTAGGTTCTTTGAAATCTTTCCACTCTTTGTAGTACTCTTTTGTCTCTTCGATGATCTCATAATACTCTTTACTTGTAATGTCTCCCCTCTTCATTCGAATCTTCAGTAAAGACTTCTCGGTTTTAAGCGCTTGCCCCTTCTTACGAAGCATGCTGTCGATTAATAATTCTTTAGTCCACATCTTTACACATCATCCTTTAGTCGTTTCGTAAAACTTCAATATTCTTAGACAAGAAAGGGATCAACTCTCCTCCGTCTATCATCACTATGTATACGGTCTTGGCGTAGGCTCTAGCTGGTATGACCTCAACAACAATACCAGTGTGACGACCCAGTGTATTACAGGTGACTAGGTCGCCACACTCTGGTGATTGCTTTTTATCCAACAGAATGTCTTAACATGGATAGCATTTTCGAATCTCGTCCCACTTTAGATTATAGTCATCATCAACTACCTTTTTAGCTGCCTTGCGTGTTGAAAGTTCTTCCAAAGCCTCTAGATGGCCAGATTTAATCTTATCATAGATTACTTGATAAGGGTTTTCTAGGCTAGCCAAACTTGCAAAGCGATCATTACGAGGTTCATTATACAAAGCATGAGCTAAATCATGTTCTAATTTACACCACGAAGAACCTCGGGTCGACATCCAATGTTTACTCGTTTGCCAGCTTCTATTATTAGCTCTAAAGATATGGTAACACTGAATTACAGGTACTTCTTTTTCTTTCATATCTTTATAAAGCTTTACAAACTCTTCTTCAAGTTGTGAGTGTTTATTCAACTCTTCAACTCCAAGCTTACCAACGTACCTCTTGCTAACAATCCCGTAGCTCTCTGTCTCATCTCTTAGATCGGTCTTCCAAAGATACTCGCCTTGATTTGTCACACTACCATTTACCACATGAGAACCAAAAGGCGCTTTGCTTAAGCCGGAAGAAATCAGGATGTGTTTGCTTTCAGAAACTCTAGGAAAACTAAGCAGGTCCGAGATCTTGTACATGAAGTCGTAATTCTCTTTCTTGAACTCTCGAACCTTCTTTTGACTCTCTGCTAGAGCATCAATTATAGTGTTAGAAAAGTCTTCTAAGGATTCTGTTCCGAAATACTTCTGAGCGAGGTCTCCGTATTCGCTGTAAGGTACGGTGCCATCATAATAATTGCCAAGTAAACGACTTAGATTACGAACAATATATTCCTGATCCTTAACAGCTCTATCAACTAGAGAACGCTTACCTGCAAACTCTTCGTCCAATGAAGCCCTACACTCTCTACGTTGTTCTTCATTGTGCCGGTGCTGTGAATATGAGTTGTTGTAATTGCTATAGCTTCTTGCTGAATATGTACTCACTGGTGTGTATCCTTCATCATCGTAATCATCATAACCGTCGTCTTCTTCATTGTTCCAGCGTCCGCCGCCAGATGGATTTCCTGTTGTTGATGGCCAACCTCCCATTATACTTCTCCTTTAGTTCTTTTTTGCCATGCCTCAGACAGCATGTAAGCATCGTAGTTCCCTAGCTCATAGTGTTCTGCCTCTTTAGCTTCCTCAGACGTTGGAGCCCACTGGTATTGCGAAAGATCAAAATTTAAGACAGGCTGGAGCTGGGCGTCTTTTAAGCAGGTCGGAAAAGCTGGGTCTTCATTGCTGACGATAAGGGCGTCTCCATGTAGGGAACCAATCTTAGGAGCAGTAGCTGCAGGAGCAAACTCGGCTTTAGCGTACTCGGGCAGCATATCTTCATGGTTCTGGTAGGCTTTAAACTCTTCAGACGTTACCCAGTCAACGAGCTGGCTCGATATGTATCGGTGGATACTAACTACTCGACTTACGTCGTCACCCCGCTGCAGACAGCTCCATAAAGCAATTCCTTGTCTGTGATTTTGTCCGGTCATCATCGCTACGATCTCTTGATCGGTTGCGTTATCTACCCACTCTTCAATCTTGCTCATATCATGAGCCTTTCATACCCTACTAGGGTAATCCATTCCGCAAGAAATAAAGACCTATTCCTTATTCCTTATAGTTTATAATACCACACCTGCCGGTTGGCTTGCACGATTGTCTATTTTTTATGCTGTTTTCTTAAACCAAAGAGAAGGACCGGTTACAACCTTCCCCTTCATGGCAGCGGCTTTGGTCTCATTCCAGAACCTTAAGAACAATGTCCATGTCCCGAATTCACCGGGATGGACACCGGAGTCGACGACCTCCCGCCACGCACGTGATCGGGTCATCAATGGGTTCGTATGTTCTTTAACTGCTGTTCTTACTTTCTCAGCTAGCTCTTCATGCTTCATTAGTAGACTCCTTACCAGAACCGAACGTTAGGGGTGTCACCTTTAGCTTTGATGAAAGCCTTAAGGGAACTGAGCTTGTTACGAGTGTAAACAATACGCTCGCCGTCCTCCTTGACGTGAACCGCAACGAACCACTTAGAGCGGCCGGCTTGTTTCATAGTGATATCGAAATTTCTTTTATTTGTTTTGTACATTCTGTACTCCTTATTCCTTATAGTTTATAATACCATGGAATCAAGGTAGTTTGCACGAATGTCTATTTTTTTTTAATTTTCTTGCAGTTTAATGATTTCGTCTTCAATACCTTGGGCTTTCTCAGTAAGCTTTGCGTAAGTCCTAAGATCACCATTTCGTTGGGCAATCATTGCTTGGGTCTGAATATTCGATAGCTCTCTCTTCTTTTTGCTCAATGGATCGCCTATTCCTAATAGTGACATAAGCCAGTTCATGATTTATCTCCGTGGTTTGGGGTTTCTTGTTAGCGCTTTTTAACGTAACATGCGTGCTCTGACGTGACCGTATTGTTAGCCCATAGTATTGTATAAGCTCTTTGATTATATCCGATTGCAGGCTTATTTTGTCTTTCTCTCATTTCAACTTTTAGTACTACACCCGGGTTCTTAAGACTATCTTCTGGATGACTAAAGACCCATGAGTTGGCGTAAAAGTCTACAATATCTCCAATACGTATTTCTTCTTGTTTACTCATCGTCTTTTCTCAAGAACGTTGCGTGAAGCCACATCAAAATGCCAAATACCAAAAGTAGCTTCCAGAATACATGTCCTGGAGGGATTTGAATCTCTTGATATCTTTCGAATAATGACGTCACTTCCGGTTTCATTTTATCTCCACCCACTGCATTGAGTGAGGCTCTACAACAGACTCAGCGCCATCATACTCATCAATGTAGTATTTGTTACCGCGTAGCTTATGGATTGCTAGCCTTGAACCTTGAGCACTAGCAGCCTCAAGACCAAGCTCTTTAATAGCAAGAATAAGAAGCGGGTCATGTCTTGGATATCCGCTTAGGTGGCCTACCCATATTTCATCCTCATCGCTTAAAGAAAGCATTTCTTGAGCATCTTCGCAGCCCCTGTCAGCCATAAATTGAGCACATTTTCTTGATACCCCAAATCCGCCATAGTCGTCGTTATAAGCAACGTAGTGTATGATCTTACTTTTCATTTTTTGATTACCTCCAGATCACTTTGGCGCGCCCGGACGATATCTCCGTTAGCTGTCATATAATCAACTGCAGGTTCATTATAATCCCAACCGAAGGAATCTTCACATATTTTTAAAATAATCCCGTGCTCACCCCACCCTCTTAGGTTAGAAGCTACTTCATTGATAGGAACATCTCCTGCCTTCCGGGATCTATACCTTATCAAATCGCCCACCTTCACCTAACTACCTCGACTAAGCTTTCAGCGATATCATATACCTCTTTAGTCTTAGGGTAATAAACAGTTACGCAAGGATGTATTGGGTTACCCGCCATCTCCTTTGACAGAATGATACCGGAACCAAGTCTATCCCTTTGCTCTTTAGCGGGTTGGTGTTTCCAGCCCTCTAGAGGCAGTTTTCTAATCACTAAGTCACCAATATTCATGTGCTACTTCCCTATATTCTTTGCGTCATCGATAGTGCCTATGTACTGATATGCACCTTTATTAAAGGCCGGCGCAACGCACTTTGACCTTCTTGTGACTTCTATCTTAGCATTTGCTTCACCACAGTCTAGACAGGTTTTATACCCTAGCTTCTTACGCTTAACGCTGTATTCATTCCAGCATTCATTACAAATAGCAATCATTACTTTATAACCTCGATATAGTCTTCATCAGCTGTAAACGTTTTAACCTCGCCGTCAACAAGAACGCGGACGTATGTCGTGACCTCAGTGATCGCGTACTTTTCGCTAAATAAATCTGTTACTTCCTCGATATCAACAATAGTACCGAAGAACTTTTTGCCTTCCGATTTTTCAACGATATAAGATACCTTTACCATATCACCGATCTTCATTACACTTCCCAACTTTAGAGTTCAGTCTGGCATTCTCACCCTCTAAAGCAATTGCATAAGAGATAACTCCGCTACACTTATTTGTTACTTCTTCAATGCATTCTGCAAAAGCGTCTTCTTTTTCTAGCGCCTCATTGTATGTCGTATAAGCGATTGTGACCAGAGCAAGATTCCCGAGCAGAAAAATTGCGTTTAGAGGATTGATTTTTAATAACTTCATATTACACCTTCGGGCGGCTGTTAACTTTGCGACCCATTCCTTCCATGTTTAGTTCTGGTTTAAGTACCGCGATTAGCTCTCGTTCTCTTTTATGAGCTTCTTTCTTGCCTCTGATCACTTCCATGATTTCCCTATTGAAGTTTTCTACACCATGCTCTCTGATAGAAATACTGAGTAGATTTTCTCTTCCATAGTCCAGAGCGTTTCTTACGTGAGCTTCCCAGCGGATTTTTGCAGAGCGTTTAAAAGCACGACCTCGTACGAACGTAATCCCAATATACCGTTCTCCATTAGGAGCAACGATTTGATAAATAATGTGATTTCTATCGCTTCTTTTCTTCCGTGCCATGTTGGCTCCTTACTCTCTATAATAATATTATACTATAGTTCAGTAAGCTTTTGCACGATTATCAAAAAAATTATCGCCATTCCCATTCATCAAAATCTTCGCCGCAATGCTCGTACATCCAAGATAACGCATCTTCTTCCTCTTTTTTGTCGAGGCAATCTATTCTGTGAAAGTCATCGGTTCCCGGGATTGTAAACTCTAAAGTCACGGGGTACCAGTCTTCATCGTCAATTTCAGGAATCGTCATCGTCTTCCCACCCTCCTGTAAGAAGTAAAAGTGCTACAGTTGTACCACAAATAATTGCTGTTAAAATCCAAACTACTGTTATAGTCATTGTTGTAAGCTCCAACAGACATTCGCTGCAAAGCAACCGCCAGCTAAGTCCATCAACGCAAGATCCCCCACACAATCTTGTGGTTCTGCGCTACGAGGATTGCAAAGCGTGAATACATTCTCAACGTTATCCTGCGTAGGTTCCCCACAATAAATCACTGTATGAGAATAGTTGTCGTTATAAGGTTGACATTCTCCTTGGACTTCAACAAACTCTTCTCCACATCCAAATAGCGCTAAAGCTAAAATATAATACTTCAT